TCGCTATATAATCCAATGTTGCACTAAAGGTTGTTGTAAAGTCGGTTCCAGAGGCGTCTGAGGCGTAAGCTATGTATACATACGCACTGTCCCCATCAGCTGCATCGGTTCCATTTGTCCCAGCATCTCCCTTATCCCCTTTGTCCCCCTTTACACCCTGTGGTATTCCAAAGTCAAACACCGCCGCAGAGGTAGTCCCAGAGTTTACAACTGTTGCACTTGCACCAGCCGCTAAGGTGGTTGTAGTACCAGCAGTAGCAGTTGCCGCCGCCCCTGTATCTCCCTTGTCTCCCTTAGCCCCTGTATCACCTTTATCACCTTTATCGCCCTTGTCCCCCTTATCGCCTTTATCACCCTTGGCTCCTGTATCACCTATGAATGCCTCAACCTTGACCTTCTTAGAAGTCCCGTAGGCACTCATTGAAGTATCTGAGGTGTCAACAGTCCAAAGATAATCATTAGCCCTGTCTACACTTGCGGTAGGTTGCAGTTCTAATTCTGTCAAAGTTTTTTCTTCTCGTGCCATTATGCGTCTTCTACTTTAATATAAGATGTACTAACATCCTCGACTTCACCCCATGGTGTTCTACTATGTACTAACCTTGTTAACTTGTCCTCGGTCAACATCCATGTAAAGTCCTCACTTGCTACTTTCAAACCTGCTCCCTCGGGAATGTATCTTTCACTTGAGTCGGCCTCTTCTGTGTAGGTTGTGCTAATATCCCCATCCTCTGTATATGTAGTTGTAATATCACTCCCCTTGGTCCAGTTTGTCATAACTATTCAAAGTAATCTCTAATTACTACCTGCTCAGGGTCATCGCTAATCGTGTTAACCAAAGCATTGGTCATTTCATCCAATTCTCTGTAAAACTCGCTTAGATTTAATTGAGCCTCGTCTAATAGCCCTTGTCTTGCCTTAGCCTTGGCAACTGCAAACTCTACAGGCAGATCGCTAAACTCAAACGGTAAATTAGGCTCGTCATCATCGTTTACTAAGTCATTGACCGCCTCGACATACCACATCCACAGTCCATTTGTAACCGCCGAAGTAGGGACTGGATTAAGTTCAATATTCTTGCCTCTCATACTGTATTGTGGCGAAGTTTCTGATATGTAAGTATCCACAGGGTCCCCGTAAGCGTTGGTATCGGTTCTTCTAGCCCTGTATCTAACACTATCCCCATAGTCCAACTCAATTCTTATCATGCGTCTAAAGTCGCTAGGAAGCCCGTATAACCCCTGATTAGCCACTAAATTAGCCTTGGCTAGCCTTACATAAAAGTCCTGCCCTAGGGACGCTATACGATTTACTACCTTTTGGTAGCCTCTATTGAGATTGGCCTTTACTTCTGATTCTGTAACAAGGCCTGTATCATTGGTTACATCTTGGTTAATAAGCTCTCCTACCCGCTTTTGCATGTCAAGGAATGTCATGATCTTTTTGTACTAAAATATTCGGCTCCTCGATTCCTTATATAATTATACCACGAATTATTTTGACTCCTCGATTGGCTCTGTCTGTATCTTCTCCCTAGTTTTCTCAGGTAATAGGCTTGCGTACAACTTAATCAGGTCAGGGGCTAGTAGGTCTACATTACGCTTTTCACTTACCCACTTGTACGCACTCTTTACCATGTCCTTTTGCCCTGGGTTCTTAATCAGCCTCTCAATGGCCCCCTCAAGGTCCTGTGGGGTCTTGTAACCTATGGCATTACCCTCAATGTACGGAGAGTAGGGTAATTGGTCTTTGACAATCATAGGGACTTTCAATGCCGCAAACTCCATCATCTTCAACTCGCTCTTGTAACTGTTAAAGCTCTCGTCATCAGCCAGTGGAATCAACGCAAAGTCTAAGTCTAGTAGTTTCATTCTGTAAGGGTGAGCCTCCCATTTAGCCCAGGGATGGTGTTCTATCTCAATGTCTGTGAAGTTCTCAGGAAAGTAACTGCCTGCCACTACCAGTTTAATAGGGTGTTTCTTGGCCAACTTTCTTAAAGTAGGCATTATGCTCTTCCAGTCGGCACTATGCGAGCTTCCACCACTCCAGCCTATTCTAATCTCCCCTTTCTCTCTCTTTAGTTTAACCTCTACATCGGGATAGTAGCTTAAATCTAAGCAGTTACTAACTACCGCAGATTGTTCTGCATACTTATCCCACATAGCAGTTAATACAGGAGTCGGAGAAGTTGCTAGATTACAGGCCTGTAAGCACCATATTAAGTTTGTATGCTGTTCTAAATTGACAAACCTGTTAAACCCAGGGGTAATTCCCGTAACCCATAAGGGGATCATACCCATTTCGTCTATCTTCATTCGTGTACCAATGGAGGCCTTCTTGTAATAGTCGGTCTCTCTAACATCTTTTACCTCGGCCCATACATCCCTTACTCCGAAGTTCTGATAGCTTGGATTGCTCGGCTTAGTCTCTAGGGTATTGTCGTCCCAGTCAAACACCACCACCTTGTTAGGCCATGTCTGTTTGATTAGTCTTATATACTCAAAGGTATTAAGTCTACCTACAATCACATCGGCATAGTCTATGGCTTTCTTAGCATCTTCTTCACTCTCTCCTGGCTGCATGACTAAACTCTCTGCAATTCCCAGTCGGTTAATCGCCTTGTCCCATATACGAACCCTATGCCACCCACAACCTCCTTCATCGGTTGGGAGCCACAATATTCTTAAAAGTCTCATAATTCACCTCGATTAAATTATATAGTCCTACTATCAACGGTTAAACACCATTGAAACTCTGGATCACTTCGCAGTACCTTCTTAAGTTGATTGCCGTTCTTTGCGTCCATAATAGCATCTCCATACTTGGCTTTAATACGCTCTGCTACTTCTAAGGGAATTGTTGCTATGTGCCTGTACTCTCTGTCTTTACTAAATCCGTCAGTCTTACTCTTTAACTTGGCATTGGCTAAATATATACCATCAGTATTCCTGTAAATACCACTAGCCATTTCACTCTTCTGTCGCTTAATGTTCTCTACAAGCCTACCCACGGCTTCGTTAAATACCTTAACCTGCTCTTCATTCTTGGGGGCTAAATCTCCTAGTAACTGCTCTGCTGTCATTTCCTCGACCTTAACTAAAATTAGTAAGGCTTGGGGGCCGAAGCCCCCTTTACCTTAAAGAACTTAACTTGCAAGTCCTGTGGCTTTCGCATTGTATTTCTCAGCGTAAGCTGCCAATGTGAGTTCGCCAACTACTGCAAATCCGTCTGCATCTGCCGTCTTAGCGGTCTCTTCCTTTGCGACAGGTCTAAGCTGTGCAATCTTCCATGTGGAAGAATCCAAAGCTACTAATTCATCATCAGGCATGTGAATGTCTGAGACTACCTGTAATACTCCAAAGTTAGAATCGTAAACTGCGATTGCGGATGTAAACTTCTTGACTGAATCAACGTAGTTCCTTGAATCGTCAAAGAGTGCGGACATCTTGTTTCTCTGTTTAGGAGATACCAAGATTGTATCTGGATCACCACCTGCCTCATAAATATCGGCAAGCATTCCATTTAACTCGGACTCGGTAATATCTCTTCCAGTTCCTGTACCAGTTGATACATTGGTTGTAATCCAAGCTAATACACCCTTTAACTCTCTAGCTGTACCAGTTCCACCAGACACTGCTCCTGTTCCGTTGATAAGGGCTTTCTCAATGTCTCTTCCAATCTCTTTAAGTGCTTTCTCAACTTGGAAAGCGTACTCGTCCTTGTACCCTGCTGGGTCTGAGGCTCTCTGAGTTTTGGATACTTGACCTGTTTTACCAAAGATTTGAGTGTAGTTCTGTCCCCTTGAAGGAGATGTTAATGCACTGAATGAATAAGTAAAACCCTCAACCTGTGCGTTGGTTGCCGCATCTGCGTATGATACTGTTGGCCATTCATGAAGGGCTGATTTTGCCTTCACCTTTGGAAGATTAGAAAACAATGGTGTCTTCATTTGACCCATCATTACTAAAACATCTGTCAGGTCCTCATGGTTGGCTTGTACACCGTAAGTTGTATGTACTGACATGTTAATAAATTACTAAAATAAATAACCTCGATTTAATCGGGAATATTGGCGTACTTCTTTAAGAACTCGCTCATACTCCCAGTCTTCGCTGCCGCCACCAAGTCCGCTTTTCTTTGGTCTGTCTCTTCGTGTACAGGCCTTCCTGGTGCCTCACTGTATGTACTAGACTTCTGAGCTTTAGCTTTGTCTTCGACTAGCCTATCAAGATTCATCATCTTAAAGGCCATTTCAGGGTCTGTTATTACATTCCCTCTGGCGGTCTGTTCGTCCATGAAGGCTGCGACCTTCTCGGCTTCAAACTTTACACCCCCATTACTGCCGTCGTACTTCTTGCTGAGTTGATCCATCTGATTGACAAATCTCTCTTGCCATTTGTACTCACTTAGCTTCTGCTCGAATAGCTGGTCTACTGTGGACTTATCCACATATCCCATGGCTTCCAGTTCGCGTCTTGCTGCGTCTAATTGCTTCTGTCTGGCATCCACTTGTGGTGGATTTATAGCCTGACTTAACCTATCAGCAATCTCTGCTTTGGCTCGCAACTCGGCCATTTGCTCTTTCATTTGATTGAGCTCATTGACCTTCTCTTGGAATCTATCGTAAGGTATTTTATTACCCCTTGATTCCTCACCATCACTTTCGGTATTTGACTGCACCTCTGCAGAATCTAAAGCCTCAGGTGCTGTTTGTTTGACATCGGATGAAGTGTCCACAGTTGTCTCTGTGCTTGTTACATCCATTTCCTCATTATCCATAGTGTTACCCACATTTTAACGAGTTCAGTCTCGACTGGGCGGATAAACTTATATAAAGAACTCACCCCATGGTGCTAGTAGGCTTGTGGCCTCTACTTAATTATAGCATACCCACTTATAGCCTCTGCGTAGAGGGTTCGAGGAGACCCCCTACTCAAAAGCCACAAGTTTTACTAAGCCATTTTAGACCATTGGCTGTGCTAGCATTTCTCCTCCCATTTCCCCTGGCATTGGCCCTTCAGGCGCAGGAGGTTGCGCTGCCATTTGCAACTCGGCTATTTCCATTTTCTCGTCCATTAGTCTCTGCTTCTCTTCCTCGGGGTCAATGTCATAATTCTCTAGTAAGGTCTTTCTGCTTATATCACCCCCACCTCTTAACATGGTCAATATCTCTCTCTTACCTTCCTTTGTATGTGCCACACCGCTTGTAATTCTAACCTTAACCTCAGGGTTCTTTGGTATCTGAACTATCTCCATAATGCCCTGTCCCAGTTCATAACCCATAACTTCCTTCCCGTCCTTGACTACCCTAGGGACATTCTCCTCCCCTACCTGGCCACTGATAAGCCCATACATTTCTCCCCCCTGGGTTCTGAATGGCTTGGTAATCAACTGATACTCATAGCCCAAATCTAATATATCCTCCCCCAGTCTTGCTAAGCAATCGGCTAGGTTGTCGATTAAGTCTATAATGTTGGTGTAGGCATTGGCAACTAAAGTGTCAAAGGCTATTCCACTTGTAACCCCTGCTGGAGCTTTGCCCATAAATGCCTCGTGTGCGGCCCCTATGTTTTGTATGTACTCCTTAATGTTGTTTATCTGACTGAATGCACTTGAACTCATTGGCTTCATGTCCATTTGAGTTACTGTGTGCCCAGGCTTGTGTCTTAATATCTGTCCGTTTCGGTTGTTGATTATCTTAATACCTGAGTTGGAATCGGTAATGTACTTACCCTTACTAAATATGATGTTGTACTCTAGTATAGACCTTTCTAAGTAGTTTAAGGCCTTATTAAGTGGGACTAAGTTCTTGACCCAGCCCTCACCGTACAGTTCATTCAAAGTGACATCTGGGAAGTATAGCTCAAAGGGTAGTTTCTTAAAGGCCGTAAGTTCGTTTCTAAGGATCTTGTCTTCGCAAGTGGTTATTACCCTTACCCCGTCCTCTGTAATACACCAGGTTTCGTGTAAGAGTAGGTTTTCAGACATGGAACTCACATCACTGTCCCTAGTATTAAGCAATTCCTTGTACATACTTTCACTCTGCTTTGAAGTTGTGGCTAATTCCTTGACCACTTTTTTGTCGTAATGTGGGTTTCTCTCTACTATGTCTTTTGGCCTTGATATAACCCTGACTACATACCTGGCGTTGTCTATATCGGTGGCATATGGGTCAATGTAAGTGTCAAATGGGTCAAGTACCTGTATCCATGGTAGTCCCTCACCCTCGTCGGCCGCAGCGTCATACCCATACTGGAATATACCCTGACCGTACAACATACCATAAAGTACAGCCTTTTTAACTAAGTGTTTAAGATGTAACTTATCATACACAAAGGCTAGGTATTCCCCTAGTATCCTGGAGGCCCTTGAATCAAGTGTCGCGTAAGGAAGTGCGTCTACATCCCAAGTTGGGGCAGTCTTTGTAACAGCCCCTCTAACAGCCCTGCAAGTGGCGTATATCTGATTAACCTGGAAGTCCATAGGGTCTTTACTGGCAAATGCCAACTTCCCCGTGGATTTGTTGTATCTAATAGATTGATTGCCCTTGTAATAACTGTTATTGATAAACCATTGCCTTTCAACATGAGTGCTCCGATAGCTCTTAGATTCTTCAAACATCGCTTCGGTATGCGACAACCAGTAGGCCTCGTCGTACTTTTCCTTGCTTTCTCTCTCGGGCTTACCTACCAAGCCTCTAACGACCTCTTTAATACCTTTTGCCATTTCTTTTTAGATAAAGTTACTCCCTCGACTTTCTCGATACACTCTACTCTTTTGATTCTTCAATATATGGTATCTCATCAACTGGTATATCGACCTCCTCAGGCTCTTCTTCGGGCTTTTCAACAGGTGCGGTCGCCATTACATACTCCCCCAAGTCCCTGCTCTTGATTAGCTTATACAAGCTCTCCCTCTCAGATCGCGATACCAGTAACAATATAATGCCAATAGCCACTAGGCCTAACACAGCAACTATTGCCACAATTAAAATCATTAAGTCCATATATAATTATATCATAATTAAAATAACTCCCCCCCATCTTCCAAAAGGTCGCCCTCCTCTTCATCCAAAAACTCTATCGGGTCTTCTCCCTCTGTGTCCTCCTGCTCCTCAATTATCCTACCATACAAGTCCAAGTTAGGATGCTCGAACCAATCAGGTCGACTCATTACTATATATCTTAAAACATCGACTAAGTCATCTTTCAACTTAAACGGCTTAGCCCTGTCACTATCAGCGTCCTCCTTCCACTTTCGCCAGTGGTAGTTCATAAGCTCCTCCTTTAACATTACACAATTTCTACCTACAAACAACCTGTTCTCCCTAAATAGCCTTGTAACCCTGTTAATACCAGCCATTACATCGTTGTTTCCAGGTATAAAGCCCCACCCCTCTTCGGCCAACTGGTCGTACATACTCATTCCTGAGGTCTGTTGTGTACCCCTACTTGCTGGGTCAATGATATATGAGCTAACATCGTCTCGTTTAAGCCCATTTCGTGTAAGAATGGCTGAAAGGTGATTGCTTATCTCAATGGCTGTAAGCTGGGACTTTCGCTCTTCGTCTACTACATAAAGATTATGTTCTATATCCTCTTTCA